TTATTTTTCGTTCGTATTCTTTAACGTTGTTAGGGTCAAATTGCATTTGTATTGCACCTTGTAAAAATTGAGAATTTCAACGAGTGACTTGCGGCCTACTCGTAATTTGAATTGTTTATAAATCTTTCGGTCTATCTGGGATAACGTTAACCCCTGTAAATACATAGGATCAACCGCCACCCAGTCAGCTACTTTTAGTTTGGCTTCTAGATTACGACTAACTGGAACCATTGCCGGCCAGCCTTTCCTCACAATACGCGAGGCACTTGTCTACAATGTCGGCCGGTAAAAGGTCAAGCGAATCAACGCCGCCCTTTTTTAGCCACTTGTTAACGGTACTTTGGCCAATGCCAGCCTCGCGGGCTTTCGCTTCTAACTCGCTTACCTGTTGCTCACTTGCTACGCTGACAGTAACCACAGGATCGGCGGTTATATGTTCTTCCCCGTAACGCTCAGCGAATTCGTCAAACTCAAACGGAAACCGCTCGCCTTCTTCAAATCCCTCAAGGCGGCTTTTTCTAATGCGCCCCTTGCGGCTCTTGCCCTGCTTTAAGACCTCTATCCATAAATCTAACTCATGGTCGAGTTTTTTCATGCCGTCGAACGTGGTGTCGGTAACCTCCCCTTTTTCCCACTTGTCGGCAGGATGGCAAATGAGAATGACATTCATGTCCAGCTTATCCAGCCAGTGAAGCAGCTTTCGCGTTGGCTTGTTGGCTTCTTTCTTGTCGGCTCCAAAGTCGTTACCAACGCGGGCCTCGGCCTCATAACAGGCTATGTTATATAGCTTGCTAAATGAGTCGATCACCACGGTTTTATATTGATGTTCAACCGTTGCCAGCGTGATTACTTCTTCGGTTACCGTGGCTAAGTCCTGCGATCCCTCGGCGGTTCCAAAGTAGGCGCCGCCTGAGTTCTCTAGCTTCTTAGCGTAGTGGCTACGCTCGGCCGATCCTTCAACGTCTATGTAGTAAACGCTGGGGAAGTCTAAGCTAAACCACGTCTTCCCGACGCCAGCACCCCCGCTGATAATAATCTTAGCCCGTTGGCTCCCTCGCGCCGCTGGCGCTACTGCTTTTAATTTCCTTGTCATTGTATCCCCTCCTTAAAGGTTTCTAGTCTAACAGCCCGTCTAATGGGTGCTGTTCTTCGTCAGTTTGCATTAGCCCAATGGCTAATAAATTAGCGTCTACCGGTATTCTATCGGCCGGCAGGTTTAAAACCATTGGCCGTAGTTCGTAAACGTCGGCCTTGCGTTTGATATGCTCGGCGGCTGCCCCGCCATAGATAAAGCATTGTTTCCCGTCGTACCTTACCAATACATGCACGTCTATCTGTGGGTTTGTGTGGACATAATGAAAGCTAGTCCTAAGCCCTTCCCTAGCTTCGTCAAAATCTTTGCCGGCGTAGATGCCGTGAACTGCTACTGTTAATAACTGGCCTGTACCCCTCGCTTCACAGGTAAACACTCCGTCGTCTTCGTCTTGCCATTCATGCCAAAGCCGACTCCTAACGCAATATTCGCTAAACGCCCAATCAACCATTAGCTGTATTATTTCGGTTTCATAATCGCGGCCGTAATAAGTAGATTCGGCCTCAGCAACTATGCTGCCGTTCTCTTTCACTTCTTCCGGAATTTGTATAACTGCTACGCTCATATTTTCATAATTCATAATTTCAAATCTCTACTTTCAATTTTAATCCAACGGCCTTCGCCATTGCTTGTAGGGTTTCTAATTTCGGCGTGCGTTCGCCTTTAATGATCCGGTGCCAACCGCTGCGGGATAGCCCCGCCTTGCCCGCCGCTTCCGCGACAGACAGGCTGAGCCGCTTCCTACTCTGTTCTATTTTCTTAATCATCTATCCCATTCCATACCTGTCTAACACTGGGCAAAGTGTTTCGACCGGTAACTCTGTGACCCCATCTGCTGCCCGCTCTTCTAGCTCTTTAATTGCCGCCGGCTTCCAGCTTTGTCCATACATTGAGTACCGCTCGCATAAACACCGCGCCTGAGATTCTTCCCAGCACGATCCCTCCGGCAGCCATAGCGTCCACGTTTCGCCGTCGTCGTCTAATTCGCATTTGTATAGCTCACATAATCTATTTAACCTGTCTGCAATTTTCATCGTTTTAACTTTCAATTAAAGGCTTGTAAAAACTCATTGTACCATAACTGTTGCCAGCTGTCAACCCTAGTAAATATGCCGCCCCGAAGGGCGGCGGGGTTTGTTTAGTGGCGATAGCGGCTGTAATTAGACCGCCCGTGCTTAAAGCCGTGATCGTTTAGCAGGTCGTACGCTTTCTCTGTTAGGACAAAGTAAGCATCGCTAAAATCGGCGTAATCTAAAAATCCATCCTTTACCAACTGCTGCTCTGCTCTCCAGTTTAGACCGTTAATTGTTGTATCGGTGTAGTCATACCTTCCGAAGTGGTTGGTGTCGATCTCACGTAAGTGACATACTAGGTCGAAACCATAGACGTTAGATGCTATGTGTTTATGTGGCATTTCAGTTTTCATTGTTTCTGCTTTCGTTTGAAGGTTTGAATGTTTAACTCTGATACGTATATCATCGGCTATCTGTCGCCAGCTGTCAACAATAAACAGATAAAGAAAACACGAATATTGAAAAAATACCGTGTTTATTTTGTAACCTTTGGTTTCTAGCCTCACGGCTTCATCGGGTTCCGGTTTGGTATCGACCCTAATAGATACACGGCTAGAACCAAAGGTTATTTTGTCAGCAAGTGCCAGACGATAGAACCAACCGCCCCAGCTAACGCCGTAAACGTGCTACGAGCTAACCATTTATTTTGGTCTTCCATCTTGGCTATGCGGTCTTCAGCGAGCGCCTGCCGCGTTCCTAGCGGCGGCTGGCCGTTTCCCTCGTGCAGCTTACAAATAGGCTCTAGACGCGCTGTTAGGCGTTCTAACAAAAGTTTTATTTCGGTTATGTCTTCTTGCATAGTAAAAGACGCCGGCAGGCGGATCGTAACCCACGCCGCCGGCTTCCCTTCGGAGGATCAATTATATTTTGCTGCTGCCGTATTCTTCCGACGTAATCCAAGCGTTTAAGCTCGTGCTGCCTCCAGCGCTGGCTATAGTCAGGCGTACGCTGCACGGGTTCAAATTAAAATTGAACGCGCCGTTATCGGTTAGCTTGCCTTCGTCGCCGATACTTACCCACGTGGTACCATCGTCGGGGCTCACTTCTAGTTGTAACGTTGCACTATCCCACGTGCCGGAAGCTATTACTTGTCCGGTTCGCCCGTCCCAGTTTAATGAACTGGTTGATCCGTCTGCGGTTTGTGCCGTGAATACTTTGTCATATGTGTACATTTATCTATTAAATCCTATGAGTAGGTGATTTCTAATTGTGGGTCGGTCTGGCCTGTTGCATCTATGAAATACAGGTTTCTGTTGTATGTGCTGTACTCTGACGCATTTAGCCAGATGCTAAACATCATTGCATTGCCCGAAGCCCAGCCGGGACGGTCTACAATTTCTTGAACTACTGTTTTAATTTCTGGCGAATCGTGTACGGCTGCGGATGCCGAAATAGTCCAGCTTGCATTAGCTGTTGTGTAATTACTATGATTCCCATCTGATGCTGAACTTGGCTGGCTTACGTTGTCTAAATCATAGCCGTTAATCTGAAAAGTTCTTTCTGTTCCGCTTAAAAAATCTACCTTTAACTTTGCTGCTGAAATAGTAGAACCGGCTGGAATCGTTACGTTTGTAAACCTTAAAAATGTGTTTCTGAACCTGTATTTGTTAGAAGAACTATAAAAGGTTACCCCTATTCCATATACTGAACCGCCCGAAGTTTGATTATTGTATGAAGTTGGTGGCGTAGGATCATAGTATTGGTCAGTCCAAAAGTTTCCATTATCCCCACTTGCTGCAATGGTAAACGTTGCCGTAGTTGCACCTCCGCCGCCGCTTGCGGTTGATCCGTCTATTTTACGCCCTACTGGCTTTCCGACAGCAGAACCAATTTTTAAGCCGATCACTAATTCAGCCCCTTGTCTGTAATCTTGCGCAAAACGATATTAATTAAAGCAATCGCCCCCGAAACAATAGCGGCGGTTTCTGGGTTTTCTTGTATCCAGTCACCGTTCACCAAAGCAGTTAAAGATGATACAACAAACGTTAGCACGTTAAACCAAATTGTTTTTGATTGATACCATTTTTTCATATCGGTAAACATCCTTTCAGCGAAAAGAGGCCAAAGGCCGCCAAGCCCGCTATCACTAGTATAGCCGTCCATTTACGCTTAAGCCCGACGGCCTCGGCTCGCTCCGTCTTAGCTTGTATTTTATCTAATTTGTAATCCTGCCGGCTAGCTTTTTTTGTCACAGCCTGCCGTTCGTCGTGTGTGTAAATGAACTGGCCGTCGTCGGTTCTATATCGTTTTTTTCTACCTACCATTAATACACCCTACCGTTTTCTGTGCAAATAACCCACGCGCCCGTAAATTCTGCTATTTCTTGCGCCTGTGTTTTACAGCTTTCTACAAACCAATCTTTTCCTGTTTTCTTAAACGCTTCCGCCTTGTACTTGCTCACCGCCTGCGGCCGGCTCCGCTCGGCTTCCGTGCCATTAAACATAATCAATTGATCGTATTTAACCTTATGGTCTTTTAACCATGCTTCACTAACTAAACGGTCACGCTCTAGCCTCCCTGTAATTATTGTTATGGGTTGTTTGCGTGGCAAGTATCTAGGCCGAGCCGTTACGGTTCCCCAGTCCCTCGGCGGCTGATCGTGGCATAATACACCGTCAAAATCAAAAGCCATATTTGTTAAATAACCGCTGTTGAATAGGTTCCACTCTAAAAAGTGTGGCGGCTCTAATTCTTCAACGTATATGTCAGGCTTGCGCGGGCTGTGTGGGTTAACGTAAACGCTGGCGGTCATACCGACCAAACCTTCTAAACGCTTTAGCGTGTTACCCATCATTGTTGTATCGTCAACAAATAGTATATTGCTAGCCGTTGTATCGTTTAGCCGCGTCCCCTTGCCAACGCTGCGCACGTATCCACCGTTAAAAGTAAACAACGGCAAATGTAGATGTGTAGCTATTACGCTGGCGGGCAACATGCCAGAACGCGGGATACCGCAAATTCCGTCGATGTAATCGGGTATCTGCTCGCATAACCTAACAGCGTTGGCGATTAGCTCGGACGTATAAATCAATCGTGCGTTTTTATAGGCTGGCGTAGGCTTTAGCTTGTTTAGCTTCGCGCGTCGCTTGTTACATCCGCCGCATGGCTTCACGCCTATTGCTTTTGTTACGTTGCTAATCGTATCGCCAAAGCCTTTTTTTAACCCGCAATTTCTGCGCGTTTTCTTTTGCTTCGTTACGCCGCAATTAGGGCACGTGTAACCGTTGTCAGTTTTTTTGAAAATGCAATTAACCATTTGCTACGGTTACAGTCCCCTCGGTGCTGCAAAAGTCAGTAAGGTTTAACCAACCGGTTCCAAAGTCGTCACAGGCTCCGCCCGTGTAATCTGTCGGCGCAACTAGCCGCGTGAATGTTTCGGTGCCGTCTAAATCACAATTAGATAATAGGGGTATGCCTTCGTCATATTCCCACAAAAACCGGCATGATTGAAAATCCATAAATTGAGTTTGTAAAATCTCAACGTTTAATTCTACTACCCATTTTTGTCCGGTTTCTCGCCTGACCTCAATATCTACTAGCGTTAGCTGTAGGTTATTTTTTGTGCATTGTGGCCGGCTGTAAGGATCGAAAGTATAAAGCCAAGTACAATCAAAACCGCCAATTTGTCCGATGTAAGCTAAACTATAGGTACCGTCTAAATCTGCTGCACATAATCCGCAATCACTGTCTGAAAACCCGCTAAAAGTAACATCTAAATCTAGTGGTATTCCACATTTGCAACAAACTAAATTAACGTCTTCACAGCCCGCTAAATCCTCTTCATTACGTTTTACCGTAACGCTGTAAACTCTAACGTGTTCCGGTATAAATTTACTAACGCCGTCGCAATCAAAAAAGCTGCCGCCCGCCTGTGTGCTACCCATCACGGCCATTGCAAACTGCTTGCCGTTATGTTCGGTAATCGGAATAGTAATATCTATTACGCCGTTGCTGAAAAGGTAAATATAACTGCCAGAAGTGCAAGTATTTAATGCAACCTCGATGACTCCACGCCATTCAAAAACAGCAGACGGTAGCGTATGCGCTGCAACTTCTTCAACGGTTAGCGTTCCAGCGTTCATAGTTAATAGGCTAAATATAACCGCTGTGCCTGTGCTGTGTGCAGGATCAATCTTTGCTTGTATTCCGTGCCAATTGTCATCATCTAAGTAATCCACTATCAGCTCTATGCCTACGTTGTAACCTGATAACGTAATAGACGTATCATACATTAATTCAACATCATAGAACGTATGATAGCGGCTTGGCATTTCCTGCTGGAATAACGCGCGCCTATCTGGAAAATTTGCGTTATAAACGCCCTCAGCAAATACGTTAGTGGCTGGGCACGTTATTGGGTAACAGTCGGAGGTTGTATTTCTAATTGTCCACGAATTACTGCCTAGCGAAGTGTCGTCTTCCCACTCTTCGCCAAGATAAGCTAAATAGGGATTCTGACGTAACTGCTCACAAAAATTTGTGGCGTATAACTCACAACAATCGCAATCCTCACAATTAGGGCTTCGCTTGCTAATCCCCACTAGCCACAGGCCTCCATATCTACAAACCACTGGCCGAATGTGTTTAGTTTAATAGTAATCCACGCGCCCGATGTAATGCTAGCATCAGCGATATTATAAACCGTTACATTTTCGCCAGTATCTACCAACGCGCCGGCTGAAAGATAATGTAAACTGGCGCTACCGTTTCCGGCCGTTGATCCTGAGCGGCCAGATATGCCGTTTGAGATAGCTATTGCCGTCTGTGGCGCCTCTACAATCCAAAGCCCGCTTTTGAAGTCTCTAAAACATCTAATGACAGTATCAACCGGAACCGGCACAAGCTCTTTGTTGTAAACGTCTAGTTCTCGATTTTCAGCTGTTCCGCCGTAACTTTTGCGGCGGGTTTGGTCGCTGCTTGTTTTATCTTTTCGGCTGAATTCTTGCGCTATAGCTTTTCCTGAACCCAACACACCGCCAGACAGGCCGGTTATTATTTGCGTTACCTTTACATAAATAACATTCTCAACCGCTACTTGTGATTGTGCGCGCGCGGCCTTACCCTCTAGCTCTCTAACGCGTAGGCGCAGGCTTTCGTGGTCGGCCTTTATCTTTTGGACGGCTTCGGCCGTCAGCATAAACCCCTTAGGCATTGCTTGAGCTTATATTAATAGGGTTGCCGTTGCTTGTTAATGTGCTAACCGTGACCACGTCCGGATCATAGATAATACCGCCGTTGGGCTTTAGGTTTAGCGTTGTGATTGTGCGAGCTAGTGCAGTTCTGAAACAATCAATAGTGCCGCCTTGCGCGTTGCAGGTGGTAATCGTTCCAGTGCCGTTGTAGGTCAAAACGCCGGCCTCTAGGTTGGCTGTTGTAATGTTGCCTTCTACTTTCGCATTGCCGCCTATTAGGTTTACAGTCGTTAGGCCGGCTTTGCTGTTCATAGTGCCAGCGTAGCCCGTCAGCGTCGTTAGGCTTGCACCCGCGCCAGCGTTTACGGTTCCCCCGTTTACGTTAATCGTGGCTACGGTTGCCGTTTCTCCAGCCCTAGCCGCTACGCCTACCGTGCCGCCTGTAACGTTTAGCTCATCAATGGCCGAGCCTTTTAGATACAGCCCCTGTTGCCCTGTGGCCGCTCTAGCGGTGCCCGTAACCGTTATATCTATTGCCGAGGTATTCACGTCAATAAAGCATAGGCCGGAACCGTCAAACGTCACCCCGCCGCATATCAACTGTAGATAACCGGCTTTGGTTCCAATCTTGCCGGTGTACCCTTCTTCTATAATCAAATTGCCCAACGTACCGTCAGCGGTTCTGTCTAGGTTCGTTGTAACGTCGCCGGTGTATTCGCTTGTAAAATACACGTTATCCCCAGCCGCTGGGATTGCGCCGCCTAGCCAGTTCGCTGTATTCGCCCAATCGCCGTCGGCGTTTCCGTTAGTCCATATTATATCAGCCATTTAATTTAACCTATTCTGTAAGCCTTGCGGGTCTTGGATGCCCCACACGTGAAAATCGAATTCGGGATAAACCGCGTATCGTAAATAAACCGCGTCGATTTGTTCGGTGTCTAATTGGTTGCCGTGGCCGTCTAATAGTACCGGCTCGGCTAACGGTAAGCCGCTTTCGTCTACGATGTTGTTTTTTGTCGTCGCGTCTTCGCTAACGCCCTTATTACTTGTTTCACAATACCCCCGATCGAGTATATCGAGCCGATGCGTAAACAGGTTATCAATTAAAAACTCTATATCAGTTGCGTAAAACAAAAACCCGTTTTTGATTCTTGGCGAGTAACTAACAGCCATACATCGACACGCGAAAGGCTCAGCCGTTGCTAAATCGTCGCCTATAGCGTTGATAAAAAATAGCGGCTTAGTATTAACAGAATTAACGTAATTGAGCCAATCTACCGGCGCTATACGTAGATTCATGCTGATAGACACGCGCACTTGTGAATAGTCGATTTCTGGCGGAGGATCAAACGGGGTAAAAACGCTGTTTGTGATTGATGTTCTGTTTTTTATGCCGCCGTTACCGTCTGGCGTTGTTATAGGCGGGTTTGGTATTGGTGGCCGATTGCCTATAAACGACGTGTGATCAATATTAAACGGATCGTTCCCAATTGCTTCACCGTGTCCGATATACGCCCCATGTAAAGCCGCGCGTTTGGCATTAACGGCGCTAACCGAAATAATAACGGCTTCTTCGGTAGGATCGTCTGTGGGTTGCTGGTTTTCATCTAACCCCGTTGGCTCTTGGCCCTGTGGCCCGTCAGGGCTTTCGCTCGGTTCTAGCGGCCCGAAAGTCACCGCAACATTCCAAACCTTTTCAGCCACTGGCGTAGGGCTAACGCTTTTAACAAACGCAAACGGGTCAACGTCGTTACCTACTCGGTAACTATCGCCAACAATTGGCACGCGCGTTGTACCGTCGTCAGCATTCAACACAATTAACGGCCCGTCGTTGCGGTCATCTACCTCTACCTGATAGGTGACATTAAACGTAATACTGGCGCCGGCGGTTTCCGATCCACTCCAGCCGTTATGTAAAATCTTTACGCTTGTGACTGACATTAAATACCTACTATCGCCGGCTGTGCGCCTGTGTTATTGGCTATCTCTTCTAAATGTTGGTTTGCTTCTTCTTGCGCTTTTAACTGCGCTACCTGATGTTTTTCTAGATTCTTTATAGCCTGAGTTCTTGCCTCAGCCGCTTGTACGGTTCCACGAATTGCAACGCCTACGCCGGCGCGGTTTGCAATAATGCCGAGCGCTTTAGATAGCTTTTCTACTTGCTTGGTTTCTTGCTTTAGCTTTTCTGTGTTTTCTTCGGCTACGTCGCCAATCGTTTCAGTTTGAGCCGCTGCCGCTGCTACGTTATCGGTGCTATTGGCTAGGTTGTCTATTTCATTTGTTGCCGTTTCTGCGCCGCCTGCTATCGAGTCGAAAGCCGCGTTGATACCGACAACCGCTCCAGCCGCTGCAATACCTGCTCCGGCTAACATAGCCCAGCCAGCCGGCCCGCTAAATGCCATAGCCGTAGCCTTAGCCGCCGCCAATGCTCTTAGAGTGGCAATGAAACTCTTAACGACCTTAGCCACTTTGCCAATTATTTTTATTGTTAAAGCGAATGCAGCAACGCCAGCAATCACAGACGCGGTAAATTTAACCGTGTCCATGTCTAGCCCTTGTATCCATTCGACAACTACAAACCCAATGTTTAACAATTCGGTCATCATTGGCAATAACGCCTGCCCAATAGTGATTGCTAAATCATTTACCTTGTCTTTGAAGGTTGACCACTTACCGGCCAGCGTATCGGCTTGCTCGGACATAAGGTTTCCAAACTTGCCGCCTTCACCGCCCAGCGAATTCATAGCAGCTTCAAAGTCTTGAAACGAAACTTTACCTTTGCTGACCATATCTCTAATGGCTTCTTCGGGCACCTTGAAATGATCGGCTAAAGCGCTAATAACGGGTATTCCTCGCTCTGCTAACTGGTTGAGCGTTTCGCCCATTACCTTGCCTTGGCTTTTGATCTTGCCGAATATCTGCGCGAGGTCGCCAATGTTTGCACCTGATGCGGCCGCTAGGTTGCCGAGTACATGCAACGTGCCGCGTACCTTGTCGGCGCTAACGCCAAACGCTAACAGCTGTTTAGATGCGGCTATAAGGTCGTTTAGCTGGAATGGTGTGCTGGCCGCAAAGTCTCTTATTTCCTGAATAACGGCGTTTGCGCTTTCTACCGATCCGGTAAACGACTTAATGGCTATAGTGTCTTGCTGTAGCTGGGACGCTAGCCCTATTCCCTTTTTGAAGAACGCCATGCCGCCAAGCGCTGCGCCAATTTTCGCGGCCGTTCTAATAACCGATTTGCCGAAAGAGTCCATAGAACCGCGCGCACGCCTAACGCCAGCTTCAAAAGGTGCAGTTTTAGCCACGAACGTTGCGGCTATTGATCCGATGCTAGCCATTCTTTTTACCGTACCTCATCGCGTTTAAATACTGATCGTCTATAACCTGTTTTTTCTTTTTGCGTTTGAACTCAGGTACAAACGCATCTAGCTCCAACAGGTCGCTTTTATTCTTTGCCAATAGGTTTAACACTATCGAACAAAGATAGCTAGTTTGTAGCCACTCCTCGCCGAACGGCTCCACGTGATAAAACGCTATCCATTCGTCAAACGTTTCCGCCGGCATATCTTCAAGCATTTGGGGAACGTCCCAAACGCCTAAAGCTAGGCCTAGCTTGTAGGCGAAACGGCGGCGGCTATCGTTTCGCAGTTTTTTTCCAGTTCCTCAATTTCGTTATCTCCGAAACCTGCAAAATCACTGCACGCATCAAACAGGGCGGCAATAACTGCCCCGTCCAATTCGCCTAACGCTTCCATATCTGCCAACGTCAACAGCGGATCGCCCTTGTCATCGACTAACATAGTGATAATAAGGCGGCGCCGCGCGTCGATGTTAACTTGTCCGGTTTTCTTGTTTACAACTGCTCTTTCGAACCTGCTTTTTTCAGCCTCGCTTAGTGATTTTATGCGAAACATCAAATCAGCAATTTCAACAGTTCTAAACCGTCGGCCGGCTCTTGAAAATAAATCATTCTTCGTCGCTATGGTCATTGTCTACCCCTTCAATCTCTACCGATTCGGGCGGTTGGTTAACGCTCGACGCTTCGCCTACGCTTTCCGCTACCGCCTTTTTAACTAACTCTGACACGTCACAGGAAACGGCCTGTATAAAACATACCGGCCGGCCTGATTCCGTGCCACAATATCCAACGTGTACACCGTCTATAAGAATCTTTTGCACGTCGTCAACTGATTCGTTTGGGTGTGGTTCGAATGATACTTTCATCTTATCCCCTTTCTAAACTTATGCGTAGGTAGGTTGCCCTGCCCATTTGATACTGAACTCACCTGACAACAAAGAACCGTTTTCGGCGTCCGGCCCTGTGCTGCTTGTCAGGAAACCAGAACCGCTCAACGTTTCGCCGCTGGTGTAGGTAATTGTAATTGTTTCCGCCGCTCCGCTGATTGGTGGAAACGTTGTCATCGCTGGATCCCAATAAAACTCACAGCTAAATTCCCCGCCGTCAATCAGGTCATCAGGTACAAACGTTTTATAATCGGTTGTCCCTAGATGCGTCGTTTCGATGCTTTCGCGGCTCATTTCGGTTCCGCCAATTCGTGTGTAATTTGCGGTAAATCCGCTGGTGCCAAACACGATGGTCACACCGTTCCCAGTTTGTAAAGCCACTGTAAAAGCTCCTTGTTAAAATGTCGGAATTGATTCCGTAAATACGATTCTAAAATCTAGTGATGTTACATATAGCCCGTCGTCGCTGCCGTCGTTTGGTACTAAATAGCCGCTGTCTCGGCTTTCTAAAATGCAACTTTTAACAGACTCGCTGCCGGCTGTGCCTGTGTATCCTTGCAACGCTTGGCGTAGTGCTTCCGCTACGCTTTCGGCCTGTAGTCGTGTTGAACTAAAACAGGCGACCTCGACAAGCGACTCAACAAAGCCAGCCGAGGCGCTGATCGTGTGCATATGGTCGCTTCGTGTTTCGCTCAAAACCACAGCGGGGAACGTCTCGTTCTGTGCTAGTGCGTCCGGCCTGATCCGCGTTGAAACTAAATCGGTTACGCCGGTAATCGTCAAAAGGTAGGTTCTAAGGCCGCTACATACTGCGCTCATTATTTAACGGCCTCCCTTAACGCTTTTGCTAATTCTCTTTTCATTACAACTTTCGCTGCCGCTACGCCGGCTTTTCTTCCTCTATTTAAATAGCCTGTACCGGCAACGCGGCCGTAGGGCCCACGTCCCCACAAAAACCTGCTGTGGCCTTTGTTTACTAAATGCGCGTGTGGGCCTATAGCCTTATTTTGCCTGTAAGCATGGCCTGCCGTTATTCCGATTACGCCAGCTTTTCTATACGCTTGCGCTGTTTTCCATTTGCTTGATGGTTTTCTGGTTAGACTTTTTCTGAGGTTGTCTTCGGGCGTTGCTGGCGGCCACCACTTTTTATATGTTCCTGTCTTTTTAGACTGTGGCGTTAGTTTTCTAACTTCCTTTAAATAAGCCGTTGCAACTTTTCCCATTACGCTGCGCGTAACTTTACGCTCTAATTTGCTCGGCATTTCTGACAATTTTTGCCATAAACGCTTTAAACTTTGACCGTCTAATTTGATCTCAACATCTATAACGCCTTTTGTTTTTTTCGCTGGCTTCGGCGGTTTGTAGTTCGGGTTTTTATACATGAGACTCAATTGGCTCATGCTTAACCCTTGACCGGCGTGGGCTGAAACGAAGTCATTCCAAGCAGACATTACACGTCCTCCCGACAATACAGCCAAACTTCTCGCTCGTGCGTGTCTCGACGTTGTACGCTTTCAATGTGTAAATTCCGGCTATCGTAAACAACGCGGTTTTCTGGCGTTGGGAACGTGCCTTGTGGGTATCTGATTCGCACTACATGCGAAACTGTCGCGTCTACCTGCTGACCGCGTATCTTTTCCGCCCCGCCTTTGTCGATTACTTCGGCGTAACATGTGCGATAAGTTGACCACGTGCCTACATGCTGGCCGGCATCGTCTACTGTCGCCGCTCGGCTTTGCAATTGCACGCGGTGTCTTAGCGTTCCTGATCGTACCACGTGTAATCATCTCCTAAACGATACTGGTTAATCAGGGCCTCTACGGCCATTGGCACCTTTTGCGGGCTGGCATTAAATACCACTGCTTCGCGGTGTTCAAACATATGGGCAACTAACAATAACGCCGCCTGACTTATAGCTTCGGGCGTCACGCTGCTATCCCCATAACCGCAAACAAAGCGAATCCTAACGGCGTCGGATTCTAACCGCGTGGTAGGCCAGCTTTTAGAATATGCTGGCTCTATAAACGCCGGCTCTCGGCTATCGCTTACGATATATTCAGAACTTGCTAGGGTTTGCTCTGCCCCGTCGCCGTCTTTGTATTTAACACTGGTTACGCTTTGCAACTGGCCTTTCGGTAAATAAATACGGCCATTAACACTATCAAACCTATCTAAAATCAGTTCATAAGTTGCCGTGCATATTTGGCGGCCTGTACGGTTTTCAATGTAAGCCGTAGCCGCTGTAATAAAATCATTTATCTGCGTGTCAAACGTGCTATCGTCGATAGCCATATGGGCTTTCGCCTCGGTGCTATCAATCGGGTAATCTGTCGCCGCTGTGATTGTCTTTATGGCGTAATTATTCATTAACCGGCTTTCGCTTTCGCGCTCTTGGCTTCTTTTTTACAGCTGCCTCGATAGCAGGCTTACCGCTGGCGGCCTTTCGACCGCCAACGGCTTTAGCCTGATTGCTATCAATGAGGCGCTGCGCTTCGTCGTCGCCTACGTCGATTATGTCCCCACAATTCTGGGTAAAACCAACGCCGGCTCGACTTACTAACAGCTCAACCTTCATTTCTAACCCCTTACGCTTGGATCAAGTGTTTAATTGGGTTAGTGCCTGCGTCAATCACGATAGAATCAACACGTGCAAAGGCTACGAATCCGGTTTGGTCGTAGTCTCGGTATCGTTCGTCCATACGAGCCAAACGAACTGGCCCAGCATCGCGAATAACGAATTTAGACATGTCGCCGGCAAGAATGGTTTTCTCGCCGGTTGCGATAGAAGCCATTTCTTGCAACACAACTACAGGCTTTCCAAGAATGGTATCGGGATCGCTTGCAGTTAATCCAGCTTGCCATAGGTACTGGCCGTTAGAATCTTTCAACTTGCGAATAGCAGCTTTAGTGCTGTTGTTCATTGCAAGGCCGAAAGAAGCTGAGGCCTGATAAGCTGGGTCAACGCTGTTAATCAAATCGATGATTTCGTCGAAAGTAACAGCGGTTGCGCTTGCGGCTGTTACGCCTAAGCTCGATCCAGTTACTACACCCTGTGGCTCGCTAGAACCGGTACCAGTAACGAAGTATTCAGACGCTCCACGTGCCAGACGTTCGCCGATTAGTGAGCCGAGTTGGCTGCCCATATCAAACGCGCTATCTTGCATCAACTCGGAAGAAATACGCACTAACTTAGATGTTAGCTTGTAAGCTCCCAGTGTCACGCTTCCGTAGGTAACGTCTTGCTCTGAAACCTGAGTATTTTCAGCAAGCAAGGCGCCTTTATTGCTAGTGTCGTTAACGGTTGGCATTGGTAGATCATTACCGGAAGCCGTACGCATAACATTAGCAACTCGACGAATTCCGCCGTATTGTAACAGGGCTTGCTCTAGTGCAGCCGAAAAACCTTCGGGAATCAAATTTCCACCGGCTGACGCTGGGCTCGTGGCCTGCGCTCGTAGCTCTTTTCCATAACCATTGTGGGAATAACGCGGCGCGTTACTTCGTAGGTTATATTCAAAATAGCTCTGTCGAGGATCGACGCCGCAACGGTGAGCGGCTTCGCGTTGTTCTGGGCTGAGGTTAACCCCAGACTGGAACAAAGCCCAAGCTCGCATTGCGTCACGCTTTACAGCTTCGGTCACTCGACCGTCTCCGGCTTTTTCGGCTTCGTAGTTTGCGCGTTCTTCAGCGCCTTTTAGGGCGTCAAGTTTAGCGGCTACGTTTAGCGCTTCTTGTGTGGCGTTGCGTTCTTCGTCTACTCGATCATATTCTGAGTTAAGAACGTCCCATTTTTCGCGGTCTTCTGCTGACCAGTCGGCTTGGCGTTCGCCAAGTTCTTGAATTTGTGAGGCTAAGCGGTTTCGCTCTTCCTGCAAGTCTTGCATTTTGTCGATAGACATAATATGCACCCTTTATAAATTACGTTTACTAGGTGCATTAAAAAAGGCCGCACCTATATTGCCTGTTTGAGCAATAAAGATACAGCCTTTGCGGTTTCACTTTATCTATTGTGCCGGTTACTACTTAGCGTTTCGCCAACGTTTTCAATTATGGGTATTTAGCCCTCTAGGTCAAACTTAATTTTTCTTAGCTTCACTCTAACGGCGTCGATAGCCCCGTTTTGCTCGCTTTCCCAGCGTTCAAGCGCTGCGCGTGCTTCTTCTACATTTTCAGCGGTTCTAATGCCGCTAGTGGCTGATTCGTAAGCGGGATACGTTACTACCGAAACGTCATATAAATCGGCGTCTTTGATGTTTCGGTAGGTTGTGCCGTCTTTAGCTCGCTCTATCTCTTGGCCTTCACTGGTTACGCTAAACGCAAAGCTAGAACCGCTAACGTCGCCGCGTTTAACGCTTTCGGCTAGGTCGCGCGCTGTTTGCGTGTTTGGTAGGTCTACTTCGTAACGTAAACCAACACTATCGGCGGTCATGCGTAGCGTGCCCGATTTAGACCGGCCCAATACGTGGTTAGGATCGTGATTAAATAGCGCTCTAACGTCTTGGCGTTCTGCTAACGCTCGATCAAAAGCGCCGGCCTTTATTCGTTCGAAATATTCCGGCATAAGTTCGTACTGGGTGCCGGCATCGTCTGCGCGATAATAAACGGCTGCATAGCCGCTAATTACGTTTGTTCCGTCGTCGCGTGTTTCGACGCTAACGGCTCGCTGGTTTGGAAATTGTTTTTTCAATTGATCACCTCGCTATAAAACGCGATTACATTGGTTTTGAATGACTTAGTGACAGCTGACAGTGCAGCACGCATCTGGTCACCGTCTGCCGTGTTTAATACTTGCTCTATTTCGCCCGCTAATCCGTAAAATAAACGGTTACTAATGCTTTCAATTAGTTCGGTTGCGTCGCGTTGAGTTAATCCAGCGTAAACCATAGCGGCCGGCGTTATTTCTTTGTGTAGGCCGGTTACTTCGTCTGAATACCCAACTTCTAACCAATTAACAAAGCGGCCGGCGGCTTTTTGCTTCGCTTCGCGGTTTACCTTGCGAACTAGATAGGCTGTATATCGCTCTACGGCGTCATCTAGTACGGTTTTAGCTGTGGATCGTAAATCGTCGTCGGATTCTTCGGTTATTTGCTCGGCTGGCTCCATTTCTGCCGGTGTTTCTTGCGGTTCTGGTTCCTGATCCGCGTATTCCATATTGAGAGGCCGTAAATATTTAGATCCCAGACCGTCAGGCCGTGGGTTTAGGTTTTGCATTGCCCGCACTTCGTCAGGTGACAGAATACCCGCTTCTATACCCGTTCTGAATATGCCGTATTGTGTCGCAATGTCGGCGGCTACTAACGCGGCTACGTTAAATTCAATAAACCGGCTGTTTTGCTCCTGCTCCGCTGGCGTTAACAATTTCAGATAACACTCGGCTTCAATAGTTTTGAGCCAATGCGACAAACAGCCATTTAGATACGCGCGGTTTTCCTGCTCAAGGCTGTTATAGCTCGCTTTCGAGTCGTCGCCGAGTTTATGCGGCGGAATATTAAACCAACGGGCTATCTCTTTTACCTGTTCCTGCCGAGCGCCCAACATTTGCGTTTGTTCTGGCGTGAATTGTCCCTGATGGAACTTAGCGCCATCACGTAAAATGACCGACTTAAAAGCCGCATCTAGTTGGTCATAAGTTTTACGGAAGCCGCTTTCTAGATTGTCGGCGCCTTGTTTGGTCATTCCGACCGGCACTTCTAAAATCCCACCGAT